GGCAGATAGAGGTAGATACTGAAGAGATGGGCAACTACGTTGGGGTTCAGGCAGTTGAGGCTATCAAGTGGGCGGGGGAAACTCTTGGAGTTAGGTGTCCGCTTGATGGTGAATACAAGATAGGTAAAACATGGGGAGAAACGCATTGAAGGTAGAGGCTTATATTGATACTGATGTACTTTTGTACAAGTTTGGGTTTTCTTGCGAGCAGTCTATAGAATGGGAAGATGGTGTGTGGACGCATACTGGCAACACAGATAGAGCGAAGTACGAATTTGATAACTTAGTTGATACTATAATTGATGACCTTTCTAAATGGTACGACGACGATGTTTTTGTAGAAATTAATATGTGTTTCTCCAGTAAGTCTGGATCATTTAGAAAGCTTATATGGGATGGGTACAAAAAATCTAGGAAGGGTAAACGCAAGCCCGTTATAATGGATGACTTAAGACAGTGGGTGGAGGATTGTTATAATTGCATCAGTGAGCCTTGGCTCGAGGGGGATGATATACTTGGTATATGGGGGGCTATGTATGATGTCCCGCTAAAACCTACAGGTACTGTTAAAGTTATGTGCAGTATAGATAAAGATCTTATGACTGTGCCTGGGTATCACTACAATTGGGACAAGAGGGAGCTTGGGGTAGTGTCTGTTGACAGGGCCACAGCTTCTAAGAACTTCTATCTCCAAACACTATCAGGTGATTCAGTTGATGAGTATCCTGGGTGTCCTACTATAGGCCCCAAGAGGGGGCTTAAGATTATCGAAGATGCACTCAAGGATGGGGTACCGCTGTGGGAGGCTGTTGTTAAAACATTTGAAAGCCACAATAAGGATAAATTATTCGCACTGCAAATGGCAAGGTGTGCGTACATTCTGCAACCAGATGATTTCGATAATGAGTGCGGTTCGATAGAACTGTGGTCCCCGAGAAAAGCTAAGGGGGATAGGTAATATGGCTAAGGAAAAGACAAGGACAGGTGATGATGCTGCTAGTGCTGGGGAATTAATCCACGGGTTTCAGGATGGTGTACAATTTAAGCCGTCCTATTATAAGCCAGTTAATCACTCAGAGCTCATACACCAAGAGGCAGATGTGTGGGATATTGCCCACGCTTTTGGTATAAGTAATCCTATGACCAGCATGGCTCTTAAATATATAATAAGGGCTGGGAAGAAGACCGGAAACCCTGCATCCCAGGATCTAACTAAAGCTATGGAGTGTCTTCAGAGGGCTATTCAGTTCTCAAAGTCTGTGGGTGAATGATGAATGGGAAGGAACTATCTAAGCTGGTCAGGAAATTACAGATAGTTGCTCCCGCCCTTCTCCCTGTTTCTGTTACTACACGGGGGAAACTTGGTGGGGGGTACGGAACCTGTGAGATAATCAAGCGCAAGGGTGAGCCCCGGATCAAGATAACCATAAACTCCTTTAAGGATTTCTCTAAAGAGGAGGTAGTTGACATACTCCAGACTCAACTTCTTGTACACGAGTACGCCCACGCTACCCAATGGAGAGTCCCTAGGCAGGAGGTGGGCAGGGCCAGCGATCACGATTCCGAGTTCGGGGTCCACTACGCTAAGATCTACAAGCTTCTAGGCATGTCAGACTAGGGTCCACTACTGAATTAATGGAGTGAAAAAGCTACATGGCACACGATAAGAAGGAGTTCAGAGAGATATACGGTCTTCCTCACAGGTCGGAGGATCTGATAGAACACCTCGATTCCCGATACCCCAATAGGTGTATCGCTCCCAATGCCTCTATTGAGCAGGCCCACAGGGAGGCTGGCAACAGGGAGGTTGTAGATTATCTCCTCGCACTTTCTGAAAACGATGAGTCGAATGCACTTACCGATACCTCAATAACTAGGTAAAAACCTTAAGGAGTTAATGACATGTGTTCCCCCGATATGCCTGATCCGCCCGATCCCGTTGCGGTGGGCGAGGCCCCCGAAGCTGCCACAGTGCGGGGCAGGAAGCGACGAACAACTGGGAAGAAAAGTGCCAGCGGTCTTTCGGGACTCAGGATTGGCCTTCGCGGTGGTCCCGGTGCAGGCATGGGGGGACTTCTGTCCGCCCTTTTGATTCCGGGTGGTGGTCAGCCCCAGGCTGGTGGAGCCGTCCAGGGTTCCTCCAATTCCGCTGGTCAGGTCTAGCGTAGGTTTTGGAAAACATGGAGGAGCGGGGCAGAGCTTCAGCTAGGTATGCCAGCCTAGAAGACAAGCGTTCTTATTACCTGAGACAGGGAGAACTCTCTGCAAGCCTCACCATACCGTCCCTTTTTCCACCCTTCTCAGACTCCAGGGACAGGACGTACCCCCAGGATCTCCCAGATCCTTGGCAGAACTTCGGGGCTTATGCGGTAGAGAGCCTTGCGTCCAAGTACCTTGTTACATCTTTCCCTCCCCAAGCTACGTTCTTCAGGTACGAGGTCACTGAGCGTAGCGTTCAGGAAGCCAGGGATTCTGGGTTGGATGATGGTGCTATCGCCACACTAAGATTGGAGATCCAGCAGGCACTCGCGGCTCGAGAGCGTGCAATTGTAAAAGAGTTCGATACAGGTACCTACCGAGTGGGACTCGCCGAGGTGTTCCGGCAGCTAATCGTTGCGGGGAACTGCCTAGTGAATGTCCCCCGTGGGGGTGGTGGTCTTCGGATATTCCACCTGAATAGGTACGTTGTTAAGCGCGGGCCGATGGGTAAGTTGCTTGAGCTTGTTGTTAAAGAGGACTCAGAGTGGATCGCCCTTCCTAAGAACATAAAGGAACTATCGGAAAACCCCGAGGACAACGAAGCTCACCGGGATGAACGTGTGTCTATTTACACCCATGTTGAGTACCGCGATGGGTTCTACCACAGTTCACAGGAAGCTTTTGGTAAGACTATCCCCGGTTCTGAATCCAGGTACCCGCAGGATAAATCCCCCTGGCTGGCACTGAGGTTCACTACCATAGAGGGTGAAGACTATGGCAGGGGTTTCGTAGAGCAGTACAGAGGGGCACTCAACAGCCTTGAGGTACTCCGTAGAGCCATAACGGAGAATGCCGCTGCCGCTGCCCGCACTATATTTATGGTTCGTCCTAACGGATCTACCAAGGTTAGGAACCTACAGAATACACCCAACGGTGGGTACGTCAGCGGAGATGCTAACGATGTAAGCGTACTCAGGATGGACAAGCAGGGCGATATGATGATCGCTAAGGACACAGCCCAACAGCTTGTCAAGGAACTGAGCTTCGCCTTCCTGCTCAACTCCGCAGTACGGAGAGATGCTGAGAGAGTCACGGCGGAAGAGATCAGGGAGTTGGCAAAGGAGCTTGAAAGCACCCAGGGTGGGGTGTGGTCTGTCCTCAGTCAGGAACTCCAACTCCCCATCGTCAAGCGCATTGAGGCAATCCTTGAGGCCCGTGGGGATATCAAGAGTCTCCCGAGGAACACGGTAGAGCCTATCATTGTTACGGGACTCCAAGCTATTGGACGTACCCAGGATCTAGCGCGCATCCGAGAGATGCTTCAAGACCTGGCAGCCGTAGCCCAGTTGAAGCCCGAGGTTATGCAGTTCATTGACGCCCGCGACTTGGTTACTAAAATCTTCATCGGTCACGGTATCCCAGAGGATGGGCTTCTGAAGACTGAGGAGGAGGTTGCGGAGGAGAACGCAGCAGCACAGAAGCAGGCACAGCAACAGGCTATGCAGGAACAGGTCATGTCGGCAATACCAGGCTCAATAGAGAAAGCCGTGGGTGGCATGGACATGGGGGGCATGATGGGTCAATCACCGGGTGGGGGTCAACCCCCCCAATAAGGAGTTAGGTACATGGCGGGGAGAAAAGGGAAGAAAAAAGACAAGAAACAACCCAAGGATCTCACTCAGATGATTTCTGAAAAGCAGTACGAGCGAGCCCTGGGGGGTGCAGAGCCTAAGAAGTACAAGGTACTTGAGACCACTAAACCACTATGGGGAATTGTGGAATTTGATTTGAACAGTCCGGTCGAGGAAGAAGAACCGGACGGACGGGAGGATATTTAGTATGGGTGAATCAGTAGGCGAACTTGGTCAGGCACAACAATTAAGCCAGGTCAATTTCTCTCCAACAGAACCCGACGCGGAGGGGAACACCCCCGATGCGGTCGCTTCTGTGGAGGCGGGTCAAAGGCCCGACTCTGATGGAGTTAGTGCGTCAACCACGGAACCCACAGGTGAGTCACCCACACCTGAAGGAACCGACAACTCAGACCTAGAAGTAAGTCAAGATCAAGCATCTAATTTGCTTGCAGTTGCTGGACTAGACATGAACGAACTATCAAGTGAGTGGGAAGATAATGGTTCATTGTCCGAGGACAGCTATACCAAACTGGTCGATGCTGGCTTTCCTAAAGATCTTGTAGATGGATATATACAAGGTCAGGAGGCTCTCAGGAGCAACGCTACCCGGTTCATTGACGATACTGCATACGGTATCACTGATGGTAAAGAGGGTTATCAAGCCCTTATTCAATGGGGTGGGGCTAATCTGTCAGCAGAAGAGGTCTCGGCTTTCAACGCGGAGGTTACTAGCCTCAATCCCTCAAAGGCTGAAATGGCTATTAGAGGATTGCAAAGCAAGATGCAGTCCGTTGAGGGGTATGAGGGATCTACCACCCAAGTTGGGAGTAGGTCTGGAGTTGGATCAGATACATACGCAGATCGCACGCAGATGATGCAAGATCTGGGTAATCCTCTGTACGACAAGAGCTCAGCATTTCGACAAAAGGTCGATTCTAAGATCTCTAGGTCGCGGCAGAGGCACGGAGGGGATCTCCCCTCGTAAGGATTATTTAATATATGAGTGATTATACAGCACCTAGTAGACTAGGTGAAAACGGCACAACGGGTGCTAATTCTAACGAACTGTTCCTTGAGGTGTTCGGTGGGGAGGTTCTGAATGCGTTCAATACAGCGAACGTAACTATGAGCCGCCACAAGGTACGAACCATTTCTGAGGGTAAGACCGCAAGGTTCCCCAGTACATGGAAGACTACTGCCTACACGCATGTTCCCGGTCAGATCCTTGTCCCGAATGCAATCGAACACGCAGAGATGACAATCTCCATTGATGATCTTCTTGTTGCGCCCGTCTTCATTGATCGGCTTGATGAGGCTAAGAATCATTATGAGGTTCGACGGGAATACTCCAAGCAAGTTGGCGAAGTTCTCGGCAACACGATGGACAAAAATGTCCTTCGCGTAATGATGAAAGCTGCCGCAACCACTACCCGACATACGGGTGGTGAAGGTGGTTCTATTCTTGGTGCAGCCTCTGCCAACGTGATCTCTGGTGATCTTGAGGTTCTCATTGATGCAATCTTTGCGT